CTATTGTTATTATTGATGAGTGTCAGAACTTAAACTTCCATGAGTTAGATAGTATTATCACTCGTGTAGGACAAGACAGTAAGATTATATTCTGTGGTGATGCTGCACAAACAGATTTAATAAAGAACAATGAACGTACAGGTATCTTAGACTTCCAACGTATCATTCAGAACATGGAAGAGTTTGCGATGATTGAATTTGGTATTGAAGATATTGTTAGGTCTGGTCTTGTCAAGTCTTACCTTATCAGTAAACTTAATTTGGGATTATGAAAACATTTAATCACATTGGACTTGATCCTATTGAATTATGTGCTACAATGGTAGAAGGCAAACGTGTTTATTCTACACCCGAAGGAGATAGGTTTCCATCTGTCACCACTGTGATTAGTAATAATGCCAAGAAGAAACAAGCAATCGCTCGATGGCGAGAGAGAGTTGGTAAACAGAAAGCAGACAATATTACTGCAAGATCTACCAGCAGAGGTACAAAATATCATTCTATTGTAGAAGATTATTTGAACAATGAGTTAGACTTAAAAAAGTATGGTAAGTATCCACTTCCAGTCTTAATGTTTCACCATAGTATCCAAGATCTAGATAGGATAAATAATATATACCTCCAAGAAGCAGCCCTGTATAGTAAACATCTTGAGTTAGCAGGGCGAGTTGATTGCATCGCAGAGTTTGATGGTGTGCTGTCGATAATAGATTTTAAAACTTCAGCAGCACCAAAACGAGAACAATACTTGCAGGATTATTTCGTGCAAGAAGTAGCGTACGCATGTATGCTACAAGAATTATACGATCTATCAGTGAAACAGATCGTTACTATCGTTGCTTGTGAGAATGGAGAAACTCAAGTGAAGGTGCTCCCACCTAAGAAAGAATTTTTCATCCAGTTGATGGGTTACATCGACGAATACCAAGAACGATATGGACAAAAAACAATTATTAGAGGATAAATTTATGACCGCTGCGAGATTCTCGCAGGAAGTGGAGAAGATTGCTATACACAATCCAGAAATGAATTATATTGATTCGGTTATCCACTACTGTGAACTCAATGAAATTGAATTAGATGGTGTAAATAAATTAATAAGCAAACCTTTGAAGGAGAAACTCCGTCACGAGGCACAGCAATTAAACTTCATGAAGAAAACAAGTAGAGCAAAATTAATGTTAGTATGAGTTTTTTTAAATCCGATATCGTCCGAGGAGACATTCAAGAGATGATGGAACTTCAACAGTTCTGTTTCAGATCTGCAATGAATTTTATATTGTTAGATCATGATAGGAAACTAGAATATTTTGAAGCACTGACAACTCTGATTGAAAAGCAGAAAATATTTTATGCACGTGCTAAACTAAGTGATGATCCCGAAGCAAAGTCTGTGGTTGATACCATGAAGCAGGGCATCATAATGTTAGGTGCAAAACCTGATGATAGTATAGAAGTAATGTTCGATGAACTTCTAGAAAAAGTTGAGTCTATGAAAAGACAAACAGAGGCACAGGGTTGACGCCCTTACCTGTGCCTGTTATAATGTTCAAGTGATAGGGCATCACATAAACCAAATCTAAAATAATCCGAGGTAATCTATGTCATTCGCAGATCTAAAGCGTAAATCCCAGAACAATTTCTCTTTCTTACAGAAAGAATTAGAGAAGTCCTCCAGCGGTAAGAACGTTGATGAAAGGTTCTGGAAGCCTGAGGTTGACGCTTCTGGTAATGGGTACGCAGTTATCCGTTTCCTTCCTGCTCCTGAGGGAGAAACAATTCCATGGGCAAAAGTATATTCACATGCTTTCCAAGGTCCTGGTGGTTGGTACATCGAGAACTCTCTTACCACATTAGGTGAGAAAGATCCAGTTGGTGAGATCAATCGTAGACTATGGAACAGTGGTGATGATGCAGACAAAGAGACTGCTCGTAAACAGAAGAGAAAACTCTCTTACTACAGCAACATCTATGTCGTAAAAGATCCTAAGCACCCTGAGAACGAAGGTAAAACTTTCTTGTATAAGTATGGTAAGAAAATCCATGACAAGATACTTGCAGCAATGCAACCTGAGTTCCAAGATGAGACACCAGTAAATGTGTTTGATCTATGGGAAGGTGCTAACTTCAAGTTGAAAATTAAAAAAGTTGCAGGGTACTGGAACTATGACAGCAGTGAGTTTGATAGTGTTAGTGCTCTTAGTGCAGATGATTCTGAACTGGAAGCAATCTACAAACAAGAACATTCCGTAGAGTCATTTACTTCTAAGGAACAGTTCAAATCTTATGAAGATCTTGAGCGTCGTCTTAATCTTGTTCTTGCAATAGGTCAAAGACCTGTAGCACCTACAGTAGATGACGAAGAGTATGAAGTTGTTGCACCACCAACACCAGTTGCTGCAGCACCAACACCTGTAAAGGAAGAAGCAATCGTTGAAGATGACGATGCTCTCTCATACTTCGCACGTCTTGCTGAAGAGTAAATCCAAATTCAAAAACTGAATTCTATAAAACCCAGAAAATTTTTCTGGGTATTTTTTTGCCTATAAAGTCTTCACCCATTTCAATACCCACATACGTAGGTAAATGAAAGTGAATGCAGTCCCCCAAAACGTAAGGAAAACATATAGATGATTCAATCTATGTGGTGAGAATCCAAATCCTAATGATACAACAATTACCCAAAGGTAATCGACTATACCATGAAAGGTTTGCCAACCATCACCAAATTTTTCTATGAGGTTCTCCCTTTGCTCTGCAAACCAAGGTGAGATGTGTCTCATCATCACGAATCCCTCATTGAGAAACATGATGGTAAATCCTATCCAAAATATCATAATTATCCTGTTTGTTTCAATCTTTGACTTATAAAATTAGTAGATTTTTTATACTGATTTCTCTTTTTAAAATCATCTACAAATGATCTGAAGTATTTTGATTTAAGTATGTATATATTTCTTTTCTTTTCATTTTCTTTTGCATAGTGATCAGCGACAGTTACAGGACCACAGATAGCACTTCCATTTACTATGGACACAGTTCCATTATCATTTATCTTATGTTGTTTATCAAAGAATGCTTTGTCTACACGTAGACCAGCAGGGTACTGTGCAATTTTTATTGTTTCATAGTGATGTATTGTGTTATATGGATCACTGTATTCCTTTTCTAATGTTTTATACAAATCATAGTTAGATAGTGGCCAATCATATTGTGCGTTGACTAAGTTATTTGTTAACAATACTACCCAATCAAAGAAAGGATCACCATAATATGTCTGTGCTATCATGTCTGGACGTTCGCCATCTTTTATACTATGTAAGTTAAAGTAAACTGTATAAGAAAATATGTCATCATTTAATTTGTATCTACGAAAAAAATTCTTTGCAACTACTTTATCCGATTCAGAAAATGGATACTTGATTGGTTTTTCATCATAGATGATGTTAGGTACGATAGAAAAATACATTTACTTTATCATCTCCATGTTTACGTCTATTCTTCCATAAAGAACACTCATGTATCCATCTGGTTGTAATGCAACAGCCTCTGGATGTGTATTTAAAATTTCATGTGCCATAACACCACGATATCTAGTATCAGGTGCTGACTTATAATTCCACTCGTAAATATTGATACCAGATGGTGAGTTTCCTACCTTAGTGATATTCTCTTTCAATCTAAGATCACTTGATCTCATATACATTCCATTATTATCTGTATTGTCATTTGTTTGTTCTACAATATCAGTACTTTTTAACAAGTCACCTTCCGCTAGGTCTATCTCCTCTGCGAATACAAGTTTTGTTTCCATGAAATTAATTTTTATTTCTACTGCAACAGGTGCACCGTCATCACCATACACAGCATAGTTTCCATCAGGTGTGTAGTTAATTTGTACATCTGTTATAGCACACATTTTATATTTTGGAAGAAATTCATTGACGCTATCACCTCTTCTGAATGTAACTTTAACAACTTTTGGAATTTTTATGAACGCTGCTTCGATTGCTCTGTTCTCTGACTCACTAGTTTCTTTGTTTTGATTAAGAACTTGTGCACCTTCTAGAGAGTAGGTAGGTAACATTGCTCTCTTAAATATCTGACAAATTCTTCTGATGTCATTTGTTTCATTTATATTGTACGGTATTAATTTAAAATTCAATTCAAAAGTTCTTAGTTTCATTTTTTGAAACATAAGTTCAGTGTTAGGGTTTCTTACAACTCCAGCAATACCACCAAATACATCACCTTGAGTTATTGTATCACCAGTAACACCCTTTGCTAAATTTGTAATCAATGATGCTGCTGCTTCTGCTGGTGCTTTTTGTATTGCATTTGCTCCAACACCACTCAAACGTTTGACTGATTCTACTAAATTATCTGCAGATGCAGATTGTAGTATTCCAGTAGCAATAGAACCAAAAGATTTTCCTTCCCATTCAGCACCAAATGTAGTAGAAATATTAGGTGGTGTGTATAACATAATTTGAGGATACACTGCTGTGTCGGCATTATAATACTCTGCTGATTCTGCAGTCTGATTATATTGAGTAAGAGTTTCGTTTGTTATAAGAGTTGTACCACCATTCTTTTTCTTTAACCCACCTGTTCCATCTAAATCAAAAACACTCATTTTTTTATTTGCTGAAAACGGTGGTTGGTAATCATAAAAATCAAACGTCACATAATCAGACGACTTCCCACTTGCAATGTCTTTTGGATATCTAATTGCAGATGCTGAAGTATATGATGTAAGTGCTTTGTATTTTTTTGGATTGTTAGTATTTGGTTCGTACTTGTCTTTTTGTTTGAATAATATTGCAGCAGCATCTGCATCTATTTTTACCCAAGAATCACCATCCCATCTTTTAAAGACTCCTCTTAATGGAGTACCAAGAGCATAACTTCCTCCTGTAGGTTGAGAGAATTTTATTTCGTTTACGTAAGTTCCTGCTCCTTCAATAGAAGTTTCATTGGATAACTTAGGCACAGGTACACCATCTAATGTACCTAAAATGTAACTAACATTATTACTCATTAGATTGCCATCTCCCTTGATTCAGCAGTACCATATCCTTTAACAGTTCTTTGTCCTCTAATCTTATCATAGAAAGTATCTTTAGTATCTTGCCAAACATCTTCCTTTGGAATAGGAAATGATGAAGTACCAACAGGTTTAACGAAGTCTTCTGTAGGAAGAAGAACAGCGGTATCCCATTCAGTAGAAGCAAGATCAATCATTAAACCTTCAACATTAGACTGAAGGTATTTATGAAAGCAAGCCTTAGGTATGTCAATTCTTCCTTCCATTAACTTTCTAGTTGCTAATATTCTTTTCTTTGGTGTCATGTAATGTAAGTTGCATCCCCAAAATTCAGTTCTACTAGTTGCTTTTAAAACATATACTAATGGAAACCTATCATAATACTTTAAGTGCTTCATCTTTGCTTTATACTCAAACATATACAAGTGTCCTTGTACAGGGTATCTACGAAGTTCATTTGCATCTTGGTCTTGTACAGCACCTACATCATCACTCTTCTCATTTAATATATACTTACCAAAATTTTTGGTGTAAGTACTTGCTTCTGATTTTACAGCAGCACGATACCATGAAAATGTTTTCTTTTGTCCTTGT